ATGCCCGACGCAGAAGGTGTTATGGGAGGGGGGTTTGATGAAAATTTAGCAGAAGTATTAGAAGAGAGCGCACTGCATGAGCTTGCCGACGATATAGGTAGTATGGTTGAGTCCGACATGGATAGCCGTAAAGAGTGGGCAGATACCTTTGTTAAAGGTTTAGACGTACTCGGATTTAAATACGAAGAACGCACAGAGCCTTGGGAGGGCGCTTGTGGTGTGTATTCTACAGTATTAGCAGAAGCTGCTATACGGTTCCAAGCAGAGACAATGAGTGAGACGTTTCCTTCCTCTGGGCCTGTAAAAACAAAAATTTTAGGTGAAGAGACTAAAGAAAAAGAAGAAGCCGCTGCGCGTGTAAAAGCAGATATGAACTATGAGCTTACCGAGAATATGGTTGAGTATCGACCAGAACATGAAAGGATGCTTTACAGTCTTGGATTAGCGGGTTCTGCGTTTAAGAAGGTATACTACGACCCTAATATGGGACGCCAGATGGCAGTGTATATCCCAGCAGAAGATGTTATCGTGCCTTACGGAGCATCACATATAGAGACCGCAGAACGTGTTACCCATGTTATGCGTAAGACAAAGAACGAGTTAAAGAAACTACAGGCTAACGGATTCTACAGAGAAGTAGATCTTGGAGATCCTCAACCGTATCACTCTGACATAGAAGAACGCAAAGCAGAAGAAGGTGGGTATTCACTTACTGATGATGACCGTTTTACTGTCTATGAGATACATGCCGACATTGTAATTGACGGCGTTGGTGACTCTGACGAGGATGATATAGCTAAACCATATGTTGTAACGTTGGAGCGCGGCTCTAACGAGATACTATCAATACGTAGGAATTGGAGCCAAGATGACGAGCTGACATTAAAGCGTCAACATTTTGTGCACTATGTATATGTTCCAGGATTTGGGTTTTACGGGCTTGGACTAATCCACATTATAGGTGGTTATGCCAAGGCGGGAACATCCTTGATACGTCAATTAGTAGACGCTGGTACACTCGCTAACCTCCCTGGCGGGTTGAAATCGCGTGGATTACGTATCAAGGGTGACGATGCCCCTATTACACCTGGTGAGTTTAAAGACGTAGACGTACCATCGGGCAGCATCCGCGATAACATTATGCCTCTACCTTATAAGGAGCCTAGCCAAACACTACTCGCACTCCTAGACAAGATAACACAAGAAGGCCGTAGACTCGGCGCTATTAGTGACATGAACATCTCAGATATGTCTGCTAATGCTCCAGTTGGAACCACTCTTGCACTTTTAGAGCGTACACTTAAACCGATGGCTGCGGTACAGGCGCGTGTCCACTACGCTATGAAACAAGAGTTTAAACTCTTAAAAATGTTAATGGCAGAGTATGCCCCTAGTGAGTACGCATACCAACCCGCTAGAGGAGAAGTAAGCGCACGGCGATCTGATTACATGTTAATAGATGTTATTCCTGTCAGTGACCCTAACAGCTCTACTATGGCTCAAAGAGTGGTACAGTACCAAGCCGTGCTACAGATGTCGCAACAAGCTCCACAGATATATGACCTACCGCAGTTGCACAGGCAGATGATAGAAGTACTAGGAGTCAAGAATGCAGATAAACTTGTACCTACAAAAGACGACATGAAACCCGTAGATCCTATTAGCGAGAACATGGCAGCGTTGATGGGTAAACCGATGAAAGCGTTTATATACCAAGATCAAGATGCCCATATCACAACACATATGGCGTTTATGCAAGATCCAATGGTTGCACAGATGATTGGGCAAAACCCGCAAGCTCAACAGATAATGGCTTCTCTTCAAGCACATGTCGCAGAACACCTTGGGTTTAAATACCGTAAAGATATTGAAGAACGTCTCGGTGTTGAACTACCTGCACCGAATGCACAGTTACCTGAAGAAATTGAGGTTAACCTTGCTAGGCTTGTTGCTACTGCAGCTAAAGATCTAACGCAGTCGCATCAACAACAGGCAGCACAAGAACAGGCACAGAAACAACAGCAAGATCCATTGTTCCAGTTAAAACAAGCAGAGGTGCAAATTAAACAGTCTGAAGTAGATCGCAAATCTAAGAAAGACCAGGCAGACGCAATGCGAGACGCTAAGAAACTAGAGTTAGATGAGCAAGAACTTATGATGGATGCTAAGAAAGATGGCATTAAGATGGCTGCAGACCGACGCAACAATAACGCAAAACTAGGTCTTGAAGAAATAAAAGTCATGCAACCTAACAAAACTGGGAGTAAATAATGGCAAAAACCGTCTTTGACGTGCTTAGAGATAACATCGAGGTTGATAAAGCCTCTGCACTAGATTTTCTTGAGAATGGGGGCGCAAAAGACTTTGCCCAATACAAGGAGATTACTGGCCTGATACGGGGTCTTAAGGCCAGTATAGAATACATAGAAGACCTCTCGCGCAATTATATGGAAGATGACGATAATGAATGAAGCAATAGAACTAGACGTAGGTAGTGTAGAAGAGCAAGAGCTTGAAGCTCAACTACCGTGTCCTGTAGGGTATCGCGTACTTATAGCTATGCCTGAAATAGAAGAAACTTTCGCAGATACTAAGGTATTAAAAACTACCACTACAATACATCAAGAGCATATTATGTCTATTATTGGACTTGTTCTTGATATGGGATCTCAAGCTTATTCCGATGTAGAACGTTTTGGTGACACCCCTTGGTGTAAAATAGGCGATTACGTAATGTTTCGTGCAAACACAGGCACGAGATTTAAAGTCGGTGGAGTTGAGTATCGTTTGATGAACGATGATTCAATAGAAGCTGTAGTTAACGACCCCCGTGGTGTATCACGAGCATAAGGAAATAAAAAATGGCATTTGAAAAAGTTCAATATAGTTTTCCTGATGAGCAGGAAGACGACAGTAAACCAGAAATTGAAGTTGAAAATTCATCGGCAGTTGAAATTGATCTAGGCGAGGGAAAGGATAAAAAACCTAAGTCTGATAAAATTGAAAAAGAAGTAGAAGTTGAAGTTGTAAACGACACGCCTAAAGCGGATAGAAATCGTAAGGCGTCTGAACCCCCAGAGGATGTAACTGATGAAGAGCTTGAAGACTATTCTGAAAAAGTTCGTAAACGTATCCAACATTTTAGCAAAGGCTACCACGATGAAAGACGCGCTAAAGAAGCAGCTTTTAGAGAAAGGCAAGAGCTTGAAACTTTGGCTCAATCACTTGTGGATGAAAATAAAAAATTAAAAGGCAGCGTTAATAAAAATCAAACAGCTCTGCTAGATCAAGCTAAGAAAGGAGCAAAGTCTGAGACCGAAGTAGCTAAAAGAGCGTATAAAGCTGCGTATGAGTCTGGGGACGCAGATGCTGTTCTCCGAGCACAAGAAAGTTTAACGGCTGCTAAGATTAAAACTGATAAGTTAAACAATTTTAAGTTACCGACTTTACAGAACGTTGAAACTCCTGTAAACAAAGTAGCAGATACTCAATCTACCCCAGCACAACCAGTTGCTGACGAACGAGCGAAGACATGGGCGAAAGCCAATCCGTGGTTCGGCACTGATGATGAGATGACAAGTCTTGCGCTAGGGTTACATAATAAACTCGCCAAGCAAGGTGTAAACCTGCAAAGCGACGAATACTACGAGACAATAAATACTCGTATGCAGCAATTATTCCCAGAGGAATTTGAGGATAATGCACAAGTGGAAGCAGAAAAGCCTAAACGCAGGGCAAATGTGGTTGCGCCCGCTACGCGGAGCACGTCACCTCGAAAAGTGACATTAACGCAAACACAAGTGTCTATAGCAAAAAGGCTTGGGCTAACTCCAGAACAATACGCCAAACAGGTTGCAATAGAAATGAGGAAAGAAAATGGCTGAAAATCGTATAGACCGTGAATTAACTAATCGTGAAACAACAACACGTAAACAAGCTTGGACACGTCCTGAAGTGTTACCTTCACCGACCCCACAGCCTGGATACGCATTTCGTTGGATTCGAACAAGTAATCAAGGGCAAGTAGACGCCACAAACGTTTCCTCAAAATTACGTGAAGGTTGGGAGCCAGCAAAAGCTTCAGATCATCCTGAAATTACAATGGTAACTGTAGAAAACGAAAGATTTGCAGATAACGTTGTTATTGGTGGTTTGATGTTATGTAAAGCTCCGATTGAGATGGTGAATGAACGCGGCAATTATTATCAGCAGCAGACAGATAACCAAATAAGATCAGTGGACAACAACCTCATGCGAGAAAATGACCCTAGAATGCCGCTCTTTAATGATCGGAAATCGAAGGTTACCTTTGGAAAAGGAAATTAATTTTAATCTTTTAATGGAGTCCTAGAAAATGGCTTATCCTACTATATCAGCCCCTTACGGGCTAAAGCCAGTCAACCTAGTTGGCGGGCGTAGTTACGCGGGTTCTACTCGTAAAATACCCATAGCTTCAAACTATGGTACAGGCATCTTTAACGGTGACGTTGTACAATATACAAGCGATGGTACGTTAATCATTTCTACATTACAAAACGATACTTCAGCAGTTGCTGGCGTTGTTGGTGTTTTTTTAGGTTGCAGTTATACTGACCCTACTCTCGGCTATAAATTATTTAGTCAAAATTACCCAGCAAATACTGTAGCAGATGATATTGAAGCAATTGTTGTAGACGACCCTGACGCTATTTTTAAAGTTGTGAACTGTACTGGTTCTACGGCTGATGGCGCAACAACGGGGCTACTGCCGTTGGCTAAAACGCGTGCCACAACAATTTCTTGTAATGCAGAGCTTGTGTTAAACACAGGTTTGACCACTACAGGTAATAGTCGTATGGGCGTGTTTATCAATAATGTAACAAGTGCATTACCGTTTACAGTTATTGACGTAGTCGAAGATACTAAAAATAGTTCTGGTAACTTTACTGAGTTTCTTGTGAAATTCACTGCTGGTTATCACCGCTATGATCACACTGTTGGCGTATAAGGAGTAATGAACAATGGCAATATCACGCGCACAACTTCTTAAGGAACTACTTCCTGGACTTAATGCTCTTTTTGGGCTAGAATATGCTAAGTACGGCGAGGAACACGCAGAGGTTTTTGAGACAGAGTCTTCTGACCGTTCTTTTGAAGAAGAAGTAAAACTATCAGGCTTCTCAGCCGCACCCGTTAAAGACGAAGGCTCTGCCATCGAATATGACGCTGCACAGGAAGCATTTACCGCTCGCTATACACACGAGACAGTGGCAATGGGCTTTTCAATTACTGAAGAGGCTATTGAAGACAACCTGTATGATTCTTTATCAGGTCGTTATACTAAAGCACTCGCTCGCGCTATGGCGTACACAAAACAAGTTAAGGCAGCTACAATTTTAAATAATGCCTTTTCTTCAGGCACTACTTACGGCGATGGAAAAGAGCTTTGTGCTACTGACCACCCGCTAATCAGTGGTGGCACTAACTCGAATGAGCCAGCAACTGCTGCAGATTTGAATGAGACTTCACTTGAAGCCGCTATCATTCAAGTTGCAGGTTGGACAGACGAGCGCGGTTTGTTAATCGCTGCAAAACCTCGCAAACTTGTGATTCCACCGAACTTGCAATTCGTTGCAACTAGATTATTGGAAACAGAAGGTCGCGTAGGCACAGCAGATAACGATCTAAACGCTATCCGCAACAACGGTGCTGTTCCTGAAGGTTATACAGTAAACCACTATCTAACAGATACAGATGCATGGTTCCTGTTAACTGATGTACCAAATGGTCTTAAACACTTTACACGTAGTAAAATGGCAACCTCTATGGACGCTGATTTTGATACAGGTAATAGTCGTTACAAGGCTCGTGAGCGGTACAGCTTTGGTGTATCAGATCCGCTAGGGATCTTCGGTTCACCTGGAGCGTAAAAAACTTAGAGGGGTGACTTGCGGGTTACCCCTTTTTACTATAGACTACAGAAATTACCTTGACAGACGTATTCTACGTTTGACATTTGCCACGACAAGGAGATTTACATGGCTAATACAACATTTAACGGTGCTGTCCGATCAAAAAATGGTTTTAAAACTATTGATGTAGCAGCGGCAACGGGAACCATCACTGATGGTTTAGTAATTAACGCAGACGGTAATATTTTTACTGATTCTGGTGCACACACTCAGTATGTAGCAGCAACAGGATATGGGCCTGCCGATTTAATTGTAGGTAAAGGCGGTAGCC